AAGGGCGGCAGCACGCTGGTGATCTCGTGGACTGCGGCCAGTGACAGCGATGGCAACCTGAGCGGCTACATTCTGGAGCGCAGCACCGATGGTGGCTCCGCCTACACGCAGGTGTACAAGGGCAACGCGCTGACCTACACCGACACCATCACCAACGGCTGGTCCACCGTGATGTATCGGGTCAAGGCATACGACACCGAGGGCCTGGAGTCTGGCTACACCACGTCCGCTATACGCACGGTCAGATACAATGTGGCCCCGGCCATCAACGCCAGCTCCACGAGTTTGGGAGAGAAGAACGCACCCTTCAGCTTCGCCTATACCGTTACCGATGCCGACGGCGACACGCTGACTGTCACCGAAAAACTGGACGGCAAGACCACTGCCACCCGTACCGGCCTTGCAAGCGGTACTGCGCTGACCTTTGAACAGGCCAGCACCGCCGACGGCTTCCTGCGCATCCTGAACGGCTCCCATACCATTAAGATCACCGCGAACGATGGCAAGGAGAGCACCAGCCTGAACGCAACGTTCACCAAGAGCGTTACCAGTGCAAGTGTGACCCTGACCACCCCGCTGGCCGTGGATGGTGACATTACTGTGGCGATCTTGCAGGTGTCCGGATCCATCCCGAATGATGCCGCGTTCAAGACGGAAGCAACCAACAACGCGCTGGATGATTCGCCGGTCTGGCAGGACGTGACGGCAGAAGTCCGCAAGGGCACGAACATTGTCTTTGAAAATCAAACCGCTTCTGCCGGAGCGGCGTTCAATTTCCGCATCAGCGTGGAGCGCGGCGCAAGCGGCGAGGGCGGCTATATCGATTCTGTTTCCGGTGCATTCCAGTAAGGAGGGATTCACATGATTATCTGGAAAAAATGCAGCCTGCCCACCCGGGCAGAAAAAGAAGCTGCAGCCAAGAAGCAGCAGGAGCTGGAACAGCTGCCGGAAACGGTGACGGCCCTGAAAGCTGCACAGAGCGACACGGACGAAATGGTGGTCGATCAGGAGTATCGCATCACCATGTTGGAACTGGGTGTCTCCGATACGGACGACACCGATAACGCTGATAACACCTGATAGGGAGGAAAAACATTATGTCTAAATCATCTGAAATGGTTCTGTATCGTACCTGCAAGCGCATGATCCAGCGCGGCACCATCGACGGTCTGGCTGAGAAGATCGATATCTTCTACGCTGCTGGCAAGCTGACCGATGGGCACTACACGGAACTGACCGGCCTGCTGGCCGCAAAGCAGAAGGAGCGGGACTAACCGATGGGCTGGCCTGATTTGTGCGAAAGGCTGATGACCCGGCTGGAAACCAGTGGTGCGGACACGACCGCAGAGCGCGGCGAATTTGCAGTGCTGGTGGCTGAGTGTGGGTCGAGCGGCTGCAAATGGCATTGAGCCAGAAAGGAGAAAACAACAATGGCGATTAAAGCCTATTCCTATGCGAAGGATGGGAGCAAGGCTCTGAGCAAGAACTTCCACGTCCGGGAGTTCAAGTGCAAAGACGGCAGCGACCCAATCTTTATTGATGACGAGCTTGTGGCTCTACTGCAAAAAATCCGGGATCACTTCGGCAAGGCTGTGAACATCAACAGTGCTTTCCGCACTGCCAGCCACAACGCCAAGCAGAAGAAGGCGGCCAAGTACAGCCAGCACCTTTATGGCAAGGCGGCTGACATCTGGATCGCTGGCGTGTCAGTGGACACGCTGGCGGCCTACGTCGAAACACTGCTTCCCGGCAAGGGAGGCATTGGACGATACCACGCGGACGGTTTTGTCCACGTCGATGTGCGGGAGGTAAAAAGCAGATGGGTGATGTAGTGAAGAATGGAGTTTGCACCATGGTTGGAGTAATCGGCAGTCTGATCGCAAGTCAATTCGGCGGATGGGATGCGGCACTTTCGACGCTGATCCTGTTCATGGCAGTCGATTACATCACGGGGCTTGTGGTCGCCGGGGTTTTCCACGCCAGCCCGAAGAGCAAAGACGGCACACTGGAATCCCGCGCCGGGTGGAAAGGCCTGTGCCGCAAGGGCGAAACGCTGCTGATCGTGCTGGTGGCCTGCAGGCTGGATGCCGTGATGGGTTCCACCTTTGTGAGGGATGCCGTTGTGATCGGCTTTATCTGTAACGAGACCATTTCCATCATCGAAAACGCGGGCTTGATGGGACTGCCCATCCCGGAAGCGATCACCAAGGCCGTGGACATTTTAAAGAAGCGCTCGGAAACCGAGCAGAAAGGATAAGCTCTTATGAATGAATTTCTGAAAGTCGCACTCACTGCCTGCATCCCCGCAATGACCGTCATTTTCGGCTGGGGCCTGAACAAAGGTGTCAGCATTGCAAACGGTTACATCAACAACAAGTTTGCGCAGACCTGTCTCCAGAATGCCGCCACCGCGGTGTTTAACGCTGTCCAGTACGTCAACCAGACCTATGTTGATGCCCTGAAGGAGCAGGACAAGTTCGACGAGGCTGCGCAGCGCATTGCCTACAACCGCGCACTGGCTGCAGCGAAGAAAGCCCTGACGCAGGAGACCATCACGTTCATCAAGGAGACCTTCGGCGACCTCGACAGCTACCTGAAGCCGATGATCGAAGCTCAGGTGCGCAGTCAAAAGACCTATATGTGATGTTTTCGCGGCATCACGAAAATGTTAACGCCAACAAAATCATAGTATAGCAACAGCCCCGGTGAGCCTGACGGTTCCTCGGGGCTGTTTTTGTTTGGCGTGTTTCGACGCTTTACGACGTATATCGACGTAATTGGTAAATTTTAAGTATTTTTCGGTTAGAGTTGACGCATAGAAAGGATGTGTCAACTATGATCGTTTCCGAATTGTCCACTCAGGTCAATGATTTGCTGCGCCCGATGGGCATCACACGCAATCTGAGCGCCTACAGTATCCTGTGCCAGTGTCTTGAGCTGGTCTGTGAGCAGGAAGACCGCCTGCAGGCCGTGGAGAAAGATATCTATACCCCTATCGCCGACCGCAGAAAATGTGAGCCAAAAGCGATTCAAAGCGCTGTCCGCCGGGCAGCTAAAGGTGCATGGCTCACAAACCCGGAGTATGTGCAGCAGCTGGCAGGCTATCCGCTGACTGGGTGTCCAAGCGCGGTACAGTTCATTGAGATGTTGTATAATGCGCTGGTGAGAGCAGTCTGA